GCCTGCAGTCCACCACCCTCCCCGCCACCAATAAATCTCCTCACAAAGTTTTGTGGTGCAATTTTCAAATTTCTCTGTTGGGCAAAATTTTCATTCCTTATGTTCTCTCTTGCGTTGATTTGATTTCTTTCCCTGTTGAGAGGATTAGTATCATTAACTTCGGTTGGTTCTCCGCCCGCCTGATTGTAATTTCCTGCATACAAAGGTTCAATCATTCGGAACATAAACTCAACTTTAACTGTTGCGGGTTGTTGTGCTGATTGATATGTAACCGTACCCCCATTATATGTGTAAATAAATGGGTACACTTCGGTAAATCTAAATCCAGAAACTAAGTTGTTTGCCTTAGAATTTCCCGAAGAACTCGCACTCAAAAATGTAGCCATCTCGTCGTATGTTGACACATAGTCGGGAACAAAAAACAACTCAATTGTGGAATCTTTGGCAAAATCATCGTAGTAGGAAACCTCTTTGGTATTCCTGTCTATAACTCCGTTGGACCAAGCAGTGAATACTTCTTTCTCAAACATATCACCCATACAGTAAAATTCCATCGAGAAACCCGAGGTGTTGGATGTATTAATTCCATATGGAATGAGTCGGTTTACAGTATTGATTCCGAATTCGTGAGTCAGAAAGGTGGGCGCAGGTATTGAAACCGAAAAACAAGACTGTGCCAGTCTTTGTCGCATGAAATCTAATCCGCCAAACTTACCCAAATAGTTATTCAAAACATTTGAATTTGGAGTAATATAAGCAACGAAACGATTGGGTTTGGCGAACCCAATTCTGCTCATGTTCGACAAAAATGTGTCTATAAATCCTGGCAAATTCTATTCCTTTGGTGTATTTATTTGGTTTTCGCCCAAACATAGTACTTTGTAGCCATCCTGAATCGGTCTATCGGAATAAAGGTCACAATCTTCCATTCGGGAGAAGGAATCACATTCACTCTGGTCTTTATATTAGATATGTAGTATCGTTTTATACATTTACGAAGAGAGCGGTTTTTCTTCATTTGTTGATAGGTTGCATTGAAGTACGATGGGGCGTTCTTGTGGTATTCAGGATTGTCAACCGTTCTGAGAAGCCTCTCCAAGAAGTTCGCTCTCTCGTTTGGCGAAAGATAGTGGAGGTTTAGCCCAAGTATTGATTTGGTACTCTTTTTTAGTATGACCACCAACGGATACTCGTCCCAGAAGGGTAGCGAATCCTTTGTCTTCGGCTCATAACCAAAAAACAGCATACACCCCTCAACATATCTTAGGGGTGTCGGTCCTGAAGGTAGTATTTTGTTGTAAGAGTCTGGACGAATCGGAGTCTGTATACTTGACAGATTATTGGCGAGCCATTGTGTCGCCGCTTTCGACTTCATGTCAAGGTGAAGGTTTGAAAATTCTTTTAGTTTTTTCTGGACTTCTCTTAGGCTCACTCGACACCTCCATCATGGGCCTCGACTTGGGCCTTAACATGGGCCTTCACTTGGGCCAACCGTCCATGGGGGGAATCTGCGGCGACTTCTTTCGGCGAAGTCTCATACGACCTTTGAACCCACCCTTGGGGCCGGGGGGTTCCTGTCCCGGAGACACACCTGCGATGTTTCCGTGACCGACAGCGTTCACGGGCGCATCCTCATCGACCCTCTTCTTTGCTTCCGAGAACAAGAAATACCCCGCCTCTGGGGTGCGATAAACGGAGTGTCCGAGACATTCGTCAATCGGTAGGAGGTCTTCTTCGAGTTCAATTACCTGTCCACGCACGGTGTACACGCCCGCACGCACGGGCGTGGGCGGGAGGGCTGACTCGGCAAGGACATCCAAAATAACTCCGTTCTTCAGGAATTGTTGGCGAATAAGGTTCTCGGCGAGATTTGGTTCAGCCTCGTCCGTTACACAGATATCTCGGAGTAAGAGGATGGAGCGAACCACTCGACTGGTGTGATTGTGAACAGTTTCATTGGTAACGCTCTCCGACATTTTCTTGACCTGACGGCAAATAAAAGCAAACTTGTTCCCGTTGGTCGGTGTTGTATTGGAAACCAGTTTGTTGAACTGGTGTGTGATAAGTGCGTTGATGTTCATCAGATTCTCCTGAGCCTCTTTATGATTTCAATGTCCATATTGATTGACACCACATCCACACCCACGCCGAACTTCGGATTTGCCTCTGGTAAATAGTGTAAAAATACCAAAAAGGTCTTTAGTATGTAGTGAAGGTCTGCATCCATACGAAAGAAAAGGAGTCGAGTTGCGGCCTCGACTCCAAATACATTGTAGAATGTAATGATGTGATTGAGAATTAACTGCTCACGAAGAATACCACTCTTATGATACTTCCGAAATAACCTCTTCAGGTATACAACTCTTGCCATGTCCTCCTGAAACTCCTCGATTCCTCCATGTGGATTATCGTAGTGTTTCATAGCATAGCGAATGTAATTTTTATCATTTAAAGGTTCACCAAACATCTATTCCCATCAGATGGGGACGATTTGAGCAGAAAGATTTGTCGCCCCGTCCATCGTTCTTTTTGAAGTAATCATCAGTCCCAATTTGTGGCCTAACTTTCTCTGAACCATGTTCTCTTTAGTGTAATCGTAAGTGCTTCCATCAGAACCGAAGTATCCACCAAACAGATCGAGTTCGTATACTCGTTCACCCTCAACTCGGAGTGAGTCTCCCTTGTTCGGGGTAAAACTCAGGCCGATACTATGAAGAGAGTTCCAGATTTCCTTGAACGCCTCGTCTGGATTGATATAGGGCTTGGCTGAAATCGCACCGAGATAAGTGTTGATTCGGTCAATTTCATTGGGCATTAACTTCGAGAGGTTCTGGTTGAAGTCGAGAGAGTTTTGGCCATCCATTGGACCAACACGACCACGCCACCCACTGAACGGATTGGATTGATGATATTCTAAAATCGTCTGTCTCAAGTTCTTGAAACTACGCATAATATCTCCTTTATCCCGTGGGACCAAAGCGCAAGAAGAAGGTCGTATCAGCAGTCAAACCACCAACACCATCGGTAACTCTTACGGTCACTCTATATGGTCCACTATTCGGTGTAGCACCAGAGATACCATCAATTTTGAGTACTGCGATATTGTTGTTATATGTCGCTGTTGGGCCGAAGAATGTTTCGTAAATAGCGGTTGGGACATTATACTGACTTAACAAATCTGAACCAGTATAAAGAGAAGTGCGAGTAATATTTGTAGATGCGGCAACAATTCCGAATGTCAAACTTTGAGTGAAATTCGAATCATTTGCAACGATCTTCACATATCCCGTGTATCCAGGAAGATGTAATGTTGAGTTTCCGTATGGTCCGACACCATAATAGGAAGACGCTCCTGTGACATCTAATGAAGAGGAATATTGCCACGCAGACCGAGCGGCGAAAGAAACCCCCAAAGCATCCCAACCACCAGGTGCGGTCGGGCCATCACCATTGAAAGGACAAGTGAAGTATGGGCGGTAGTTTGGCGTATCGTTCGCCAAACCAGTAAGACCGCCTGTAATGCTGTCCCTTCCCGCAAGTAAAGAACTGGCTACGCCTGCGGATGATGGATCATTTGGCATAGCGACAATCAGTTCAGTCACAGGTGTATTGGCCGTGATTGAAGCACTTGTATATGTCTTGAAACCGTCATAATTAGCACCAAGGTTTGTGCCATGAAGGGGGATTTCCCAACCCTTGATTGTTCTAACGCAATTAATTTTTTGCGAAGGGTTCAACCATGTTGGCTTGGACTCTTCTCTGTCGTTATTGTTCCATGTCGCCATGTTGGATAATCTCCTATTTCCTACCTATTTAGTGTTTCGTTTGGTGTTAGTTCTTGCGATACTTCGTGACAAGGGCGGGCATGAACTCATCGGGATTCTTTCCACCCGACAATCCCGCTTCGATTTCCTTATACAGTTTGGGAATCGACATCATGTCAATTTGAACTCGGTTGAAGTGCTTGTTGAAAGCGGCGTTGACAGCCTTATCCAACTGCTTCTTGCTCATGGTCGCCTCAAGGACAACATCGGTAAGGACATCGACCTCTTCCTGAGTGAGTTGCTCAAGGAAGTAACGCATATCGACTTGGATTTGTTCTTTTTGGGCGGCGGCTCGCTTGGCCTTGTCAGCGGCAAAGGCGGCTCTGCTCTTGTCGGTCTTAGCAATCGCACTCTTCGCACGGGCAACCAAAGATGCTTTATCCATACCCTTATACTTTTCGGGAATCTTACCCGCAACGATGGCCTCAGCGTCATCACGGTGCATCGACTTGATCGCCTCTTCGATTTGCTTGTTGGTTTCGGGACGACTGGACAGCCCCTCGTTCATCCGCTTATCGACCTGCTTCTCGAAGTGAATGGGGTCTTCCTTCGTTACATTACAGTTACAACCCTTTACTGCTTCGGAGAAATGCTTACGGAGAATGTCACGCTTGAGTTCGCTCGTCACAATCTGTCCAGAGTCATAGGCTTCGGACAAGGTTTGGGCGGCTCCCTGAGAGGCATCCACAACCCATTGGGGGGCGGGCTTAATATTGTTTTCTGGCTTATCCGCTCCGCCGAGAATCTTAATGACATCATTGAGCAAGTTTTGGTTGTGTGGTTTGCTGAACATTTGTTCCTCTTTCCAGTATTGTCTTATTTATCTATACGAAACCTTAGCCACCCTTGGCTTTCTTCCATAAGTCTTTATCGGCTGTATGCCGTGTCTTTCCGCCTACAATAAACGAGTTCACCCTTGCTAATGCCCATGCGTGAGAGTTCGCACCGGGGCGATGTCCACCCTTCCAAGCACCCATTCCCCGATCATATACTTGCTTCAGAATACGATAGGAAATACCGCTTTTGGCCGCCTTCTTTTTGAGGGCTTCGATTTGCGCTTCCTGTATATTTATTACGAGTTGCTTGAAAGGTTTCATTACTTCTTCTCTGGGTCGTTGCCCCAAATCTTCAGGGCAAGCAGTTTGCGTGTTGGCTTACCGTCAGGCTCTCGAAGTTTGCCCTTGGCTCCTGACATGCGATTGATAAAGTTGATTTGACGCTTGGCCCATTCCCAATCATTATCGGTCCAACTATCCTTTTTGCGTTCGAGCATACGAACAATGGCACGGGCGGAGTCACGGCCAGACTTGATTTTCTTGCCTTTGGCTCCTGCCTTGCCCGCTTCCTTACGGCTGAGACCCGCTTCTTCGCCCTCTTCCGAGTCAATAAAGTCGGAAAGTTCTTTGGCACTCATGTTGACAAGTTTAGACCATTCCTTGTAGATTGCGTCCTTCTCTTCATCGGCGACTTCGGTCAACCCACCACGCTCACCGGGGGTGTCGTGCTTGTAGGTCTTGACAATCTTGTCGGTTCCGATTTCAAGGGGGCCACGGAGACCCTTGGCGGTCCAGTTCCATGCGCCCTCCACTACAATCTCTCTGTAAATCTTGTCGATGGCGGATTCAATCATGTTGCCCTCTGGCTTTACGGAATCATTGTGCATCTTCCATGCCGTGGCATACATGACTTCCTTCCACCGCTTGCCATACCGCTTCTGGAACTCCTTCTTGACCTTCTCCTTCTTCGAGAAACGGCGAGCGGGGCCAGACGGGGGGCTGACTTCAGTCATCAGGAACTCCACATCCTCATCGAGTGTGGTCTGTTCGTTCGTGTAGTTCTCATAGACCCGTTCCTTTTCCCACTCAACGAACCCACGATAGACCTCTGCGGCCTCGTAGTGTCCTTTGATTTTCGAAATGCGCTCCATCTCCAAAGCCTTGTTGATGCGCTTCTCGAAAGCGTAATCCTCGAAACCCTCGATCATGGACAGGGCCGAATCGACCTCAAACTGGTTCTTGATGGCCTTCAATGCCCCACCCTTCTTGGCGAGTTTCTTGAAGGCTTGGGTATACTTGGACGGCTTGGTCTCGATGTCCTTCTCCTTGGGGTCGGTGAACTCCCAAGTCTTCGGGTCATCGTCGGGGGCATCCTTACGGGCGGCTAACTTCTTCTTGCGGGATTCTGCCGACTTCTTGGACAAACCCCTAACATACTTCTTTGGTAGACCTGTTTCTTTGTCCTTGGGGGAAGCCTTGGTCTTACCCGTCTTGGTCGTGTATTCCTTGCTCTTGCCAATGTCCGCTTCTGCGATGGTGTCGCCGTCCTCTGGCGTATAACTGTTCGCCAAGAAAGGCAGGACTGTTCCCACAAGCATATGGAACTTCTTCGAGATAATATACGGGTCGATGTGTGAGGTTGTGAGGGCGAAATTTCCAAGTTCAACCAAGACTTCAAACAGTTTCTTCTCGATAACCTTTCCAATCGGGGTCTTTAGAAGTTTGAAGACAAGAACCTGAAGAACAGCGGCTCCTGACACTGCGGCCATCAACCGAGTCATGATTTTTGACTTGGTTTTTTCTGCGGCCTTTTTGTATTCTTCAGCACTAACACTCTTTCTCTTCGTGACCAGTTCAACGACATCCTTGACCACTAACGGCGAGTTAAAGATGTTGTTGACGGCGGCTGAAACATCAGACTTCGCCATCTCAGCAAGGAACTCTTCCCACATCTCCTGCTCTTCAACAGACTCATCAGTCTTGCCGAGTTCGCCCTTCTCCTTACCACCTTCGTCACGCTTGATCTTTCCACGGGCGGCAAGTCGGGCGGCTCCTGTTGAACCCACTACCTTCATGGCTTGGCTGTAGGTGACATCGGTCGTCCCGTGCTTCTCCTTGATTTTGTCGAGGAGTCCGTCAAGGTGGCCCTTCATCGCCTTGCCCTTGAAAGCAAGGTCGGCTTCGTTCAACTCTTCCTCTTCCTCCTCTTCAGATTTCCTACTTGAGCCTATTTCAGGCTGTGGGTAAATGGCTTGTGAGGGGTCAACCGTGAACCCTGTCTTGCTGAGGAACTGAAGACCAAGTAGAACCTTGGTGGACATATGGCTTCTGTCGCCAATGGAGAACTTGATGTTCGGATAGTGTTTGCCGTGGAAATCAATATCCATCAGCACAACCAATCTCTGCTTCTTGCCGATGCCACTCTTGACGGTGATGCGGCTGACAATCTTCTTGGTGACCTTCTTGCCGTTCGGCAACTTGAAGGTGACGGTGTGGTCTCCGTTGTCCTTGATGTCATCACCGTGAATCATGTTGTATCCACTATTGCCCGTGTCAACCTTGGCCTGATACTCCACGCCGTCAACCTTGACGGTCTCACGGACGGCGAGATTGGAGAACAACTTCCAGTGAGCCTTGTTGGTGAGATATTCCACGAAGTCCTCGACCAGTTCCTCACCCTTGACATTATCCTTACCCTTGCCCTCCTCGTAATAGCGGTAATAAATGTTTCCGCTACCGGGACTGGCGTTCATCTCGATGATGTAAGGCTTGCCATCATTGATTACATGGTCAATACCGACATAGTAGCACTTGCTGACCCGTGCGGCCCGCTCCACCAACTTGATTTCCTCATCGGAGAGTTGGTGTGAGCCACCCTCAGAACCACGGGCGATGTTCGTGCGGAAGTCCTTCGGAGCCTTGTCCCGCTTGGCACAGGCGAATATCTTGCCGTTGAGGACGATGCTTCGGACATCGTTCTTGAAGTTCGGGAGGAACTCCTGAATGATGACTTCGGCTTCATACTTCCAAAGTGTCTGGAGAACGCTCTTGAGGCTCTCAAGACTTTCAATCTTCGACACGCCGATGCCTTCGGCTCCTGTCAGGGTCTTGACGATGATGGGGAACTTTCCGCCCACCTCTTTCACCGCCGTTTCGATATTGTCCTCGTTGGCGACAAACGCCGTGCGTGGGTGTGGGAGGTCGTGCTTCTTCAGTGCGATGGCCGTCTCCAACTTGTTCGCACAGAGTTCCATGCCGCCACGCTCGTTGACCATGAACACGCCGTTGTTCTGGAGGATGGTCATGATGGCGACACCGATGTCGCTGTTCATCACGCCACCACGAACCACACAGACGGTGTTGGCAGGGTCGATGGTTACATCGTTCTCGTCACCATCATAGTTGCGAATCTTAATCTTCTTGGAGGCGACTGACGAGATGTCAATCTGGGCCTTGCTCGTCTTCACGCCGTAGAAAGCGATGCCCTTCTTCTTACAAATCTTCTCCATCTTCTCGACCGTATCGCTAAGGTCGTTCTGAGAGGAGGTGAGGGCAAGGATGGTCACATCGGACTTCTTGTCGGCCTGTTCGAGGACGAACTCTTCGCTGAGACCCATACCCTTGCGGACATCCGAGTAGAGTTTCTTCTTGAGAGCCTTGTCGGAACCGGGGACACCCTGAGAGAAAGCCTCGAAGTTTCCATCGAAAGCGGCCTTACGCATCTTGGAAGCGGACATACCCGCCACACCAGAAGCGTTCTCATCACGGGCTTCACCCGCAACGACCACACGAAAGGTGTCGAACGAGTAGGTTCGCTTGCCCGTGCTGTCCTTCTTGCCCTTGTAAGTCGAAATCTTCTTGTATTCTTCGGTGTGGTCATCACCCGTCACCACGATAATGTTCTTGTAGCCCAGTTCACAGAGATACAGAACCGCATCGAACGGATTGATGGCCTTGTTCAGAGGAACATTGGCCTTAGGAAAGAACTTCTTGAGATAGTCCACCTTCTGCTTGTGAGATAGGGGGTTCTTCTTGAGGTCTTGCGTCTTGGAGACGAACAGGAAGTGATCGGCGTTGTTCGCTTGGGCAAGAGAGATGAGTTTCTCTACTACCATTCCATGACCGATGGTCGGTGGATTCATTCTCCCGAAAGCAAAAACGGCGGTCTCTTTGCGAGCCTCTTGGAGTTGCGTTCCATAGTCCGAGAACTTGCGAATCATTGATTGACCTTCCTGTTTTGCCTACTGAAACGGAGACGATTGACCAACTTGACCACCCTGCCTGAGCGTGCGATGACGAAACCTTCTGGGTCGGTGGGACGGATGCCGTCCTCATCAACAAAGAAGTGGCCGAACTGGGAGATGCCATGAAGTTTGGTCAGAATCATCTCCTTGACATTCGCAATCATGTTGTGAAGCGTGAACAGATCGGTCAGTTGCTTGTCATAAGCAGTGATGAAATTGAGGGCTTTGGTCATGGTCTCGGTCTTCGCTTGCTTACCCTTCTCGGTCTTAAGTTTATTTATGTCCTTTTCGAACTTTGTTTGTAAGACCTTGGCGAACCCCGAGGCCGAGAACTGGCTGAGTCCGCCGTTGATTGTGCCGTTGATGTAGGGCATGAGATGTTCCACCACATCTTTGCGAGAGAGTAGAGTAGGTAAAAAACCCGATACTTTCTTGGCGAGTGATTCTGCCTCACTGATGCCTTTGAGCATCGGGGCGGACTCGTTTGGTTTGAGGAGGGCGGGGGTGATGTCGTATACATTGGGGTCGGTGAACCACACATCGAGGTTCTTCTTGAGTTTACTGGAGTCGAAGTTGAATGTGCTTGCGGACAGGCTATTCATCGTCTGGCCTGTGTAAGCCGTATGGAAGACGATGCCTATCTTGGCTCGGGCGATGGCCTTGCCAACCTCGCTGTTGACAGGGGTTGTGTAAAAGATGGTGTTGGGCTGAAACCCGATGCTCGGAACCTTGTTGACCGTTAGGGTTTTTTTAGTGTCGGAGGTGAACATCAGGTCGCCCTGAAGCACGCCCTTGATTCCCAGTTTGGGAAGGTAGCGAAGGCAATCTATAAGTTTGTTGGCGAGGTCGGGGATGGCGATGCCTGCCTTGATTTCGGCCTCTGTATGGTATGCCTTGACGGTCTTGCTGAAGGCCGACTTGGTGGACACGAAGAACTTGCCGTTCTCGGGGTTTACGCCGCATACGACAGCGGGCTTGCCGTCCCACTTGGTAGATACCCCCATACCCGTCTGACCCGTCTGGAGGCTTTCTACGATGTCCTTGAGGAAGGCTATGGAGAGAGCCAAGCCGTCCTTACCCTGAAGAATCATCAAGTCCTCGATGTGGTCGAGGTGCTTGTTGAGTGTCTGGTCTTCGTTCAGGACTTGTTCGTGGTGAGCCGAAAACGATAGCATATGGTCTCCGAGACCATTATTTAGACTCCTCAACGAGTCTCTGGTATGGCGTTTGTTGTCAATACGGTTTGTATCGGACGAAGCACATCTTCAGCCTCCTGACCATATTGACAGGTATTACAGTTCTTGTTCAGACAGCGGAAGACGGGGATGTTGACCGTGACCGTGGCTGAAACGATGGGCTTGGTCTTATACTCTTCGGTTCCACCCACCGTGAAGGTATAGTCCTGCCACGAACGAGAGGTGGCGTGGCCGCAGTTGGGACAGGCGGGACAGATGATGGGCGATTCGCTCTTCTGTGGCACTTTCTGTCCCTTGAACCATGACGAAATCATACCGAACATCCAGTCTATTTAGGGTCATTGCTTCCAATCAGACCAAGTTCGGAAGGTCTGACCCTTCTTGATTGTAAACTTGTCATTGATGTGACCAACATCGTCATCATCATCACCGAAGTCGTCATCCTGCTTGTTTGGCTTGGGTGCTTTCGATATCTTACTGAACATACTCTGTTCGGTCTCGCTTGCGTCGAAGAGTTTCATCTTGGCTCGGTCAATACCCACGACAAACTTCTTATATGCGGTAGGGTCGCCGTAACGATTCTTGAGTTGCTTGACCATAACTTGGTCGAGTTCCGCCAGTTCTTCGGTCGAGATGATGGCGAACATGAGGTCTGCCGTAGCGGGAAGACCGAACGACTCTGAGGTATCCGTGAGTTCGACATCCGAACTGTTGTATCCTGACCGTGTAGTTTGGGTGGCGGTGAAGACAGGAAAGTCTAACTGAGCGGCAAGTCCACGAAGTTCCTCGGCAATAGCCTTGACATATGTGTAGGAGTTGATGTTGCTGTTGCCCGACTTGAACCGACTCGAAGTGCAGATGTTGAGGTAGTCGATGAAAACGATGTCGGGTTTGAAGTCTTTCTTGAGGTTGAGTTCTCGTATAAGGTGGCGGAAATGGTCGGCATTTGCCGTAGCCGTGGGGTATTCCTTGATGATAAGTTTACCCGTCAGCCCCCTTGTGATGGTCTGGAGTTTGCGGTCATAGATGTCCTTGGGAAGTTTCTTGAGGTCGTCAAGGGTGATATCCATGAGGTTAGCGTCGATTCGTTCGGCGATTCGCTCTTCGGCCATTTCACAGGTGATGTAGAGAACATTCTTGTTCTGAGAAAGGCAGTTGGCCGCATGGTGACACATGAAGAGACTCTTGCCCACGCCCGTGCCTGCGAGGACTACATTCAGGGTTTTGCTTGGGACACCACCATTGGTAATCTTGTTGAGGTACTCGATATCGAACGGAATCTTCTCTTCGGTGCGATGGTAGAACTCGTATCGTTTGTCGGAGTCCGAAACGAAGTCGTGACCGATACTGGTGTCAAAGGATACGCTGAGTGCGGATGAAAGAATCTCTGGGATAGAGTTGCGGGTTCGATTGCCCTTCTTGTCGTCCAAGAGTTGGATGGACTCCATGAGAGCGTTGTAGACCGCTTTGTCCCTACAAAACTTCTCAGTCTCATCAACCAACCAAGACTGATCGTTGCTCTTATCCTTATCTTTGGATAGTTCGTTGACTATCTCAATACAGGAATCAAACTCTCCCTGAGAAAGTCCGTTCTGCTCCGACAGAATGATTCCGAGTGCTTCGACTGTGGGGGCAGACGAATACTTCTGAATGAACTGCTCAACCTGAACAAAAACCCGCTTCTCACAGGAGTCATGGAAATAGTCCTCCCGCAGGAACGGGAGGACTTTTCGGGTGTAGTCTGGATTAAACAGAAGGTTTCGGAGAATGATAGATTCGATTTTGTCGGTCATATTGGGCATATGATAACAGAGACCGAAATAAAGTCAAGAGGATTTTCGATCACTTTAATTTACGATAAACAAAGCACCCTTCCGTCTCATCAATCGGAGACACCAACTCATCGACCGCTCGCTTGACATCATCACTCCACGAATAATCATGGCCTGCAAGGTATCCACCAACCTTAACCTTTGGAAGCCAAGCGATAATATCCTCACGGACACACTCGTAAAGATGACAAGCATCGAGAAAAACAACATCAATTGAGTTGTCTTCGTACATCTTGGCGGCATCAATCGAAGTCATTCGAATGGGATTCACCACTCTTGAAACTGGACTAATATTAGCGAGAAAGAGTTGATAAAGAGTGTCGGTTTTGACATAGATGTCCGTCTTGTGATATGATTCTGACGGAAGCGACGACCAAGTATCAACCGCATCAACCTTGATATTTTTACCCGAGTTTATGATTTCAACCCCAAGATAAGCAACGCTTCTCCCCTTCCATGTTCCGACTTCTACTATTTTTGCGCCGTCCTGAAGAGAACGAACAAAGTAGGAATAAAGATTGGGAAAGGTGAACCAGTTTTCTCCGAAATTGGGCTGTTGATAAAAGTGTTCCATTTTAAATCCTTACTAATGGTACTGAATCGGGGGAGATTGATTTAAACGGTGCTTGCGACACAGAAGGTTTCGGATCATCCGACTTCTTGTTTGGTCATACCAATCCATTCAGGATTCGACAAAGACCATTCAATTACACTCTCCATCGAGGATTCGAGGTTCATCGGGAGATTCCACCCCAAAGCCTTCATCTTCGAGCCATCGAGGGCATATCGCAAGTCATGGCCGGGTCTACTGCTATGGAAGTCAACGAGTTCATAATTGAGTTTCTTGCCCATGATATTGGCTATCATATGTGCGAGCGAAAGGTTATCAATTTCTCTTTCTCCCACGATGTTGAACTTGTCACCATTCCGCCCATTCTTGATGAGGAAGTCAACTGCGGAGCATACATTCTGAGCGTGGATGTAGAATCTACTACCCGCTTTTGTAAGCGTCTTGTTGGCGTGAATGATAACCTTATCACCACGATAAATCTTTCGGATACAGGATGGGATAAACTTCTCTGGGTGCTGACGCTCTCCGAAGATATTCATGCAATGCGAGATTTTGATTGGCATCTTGTATGTGTTCTCAAACGCCAAGCAAAGTTCCTCACCACCCGCCTTACTTGCGGAATACGGATTGCCCGAGTGATACCTATCCCACTCTTTGTAATCCACACCCTCAGGAGCAGGGCCAAATACTTCATCCGTGGAGAAGTATACGAAGTTCTCAAGTGAGTCAAGATGTCGAGCGTAGTTCAAGACATTACAAGTTCCAACCACATTGTCCATCACGAAAGAAAGGGGATCTTCGATACTGCGGTCAACATGGGAACTTGCGCCGATATGGAGAACGGTATCAGGTTTACCAATGAGTGAACAAAGGATTTCGTTGTTATACATTTCAGCACGGAAGTCGTGCCAGATGAACTTGACTCGACTTGAATTCTTGCTCCATGAGTCGAGAGAGGTGAGACGATTCACATTTCCCGAGACATCAAGTCTGTCGATGATTGAAATCTTGGCATCCGTGTTTCGGAGCAAGTAATCAACCATGTGGTGACCGACAAAACCAACACCGCCAGTAATAAGCACATTCTTCATAGCAAGTCCTTTCCGTAAAGTTGATTAAAAATAGTAACACACACATGGATTTTGTCAAGTCAAATCTCAAGGCTTTCTATACCAACATTTCTCTTGACTGTATATGATAATGCAGTGGTTTCATCATCAGGTTTGCTATCGTTTATTAATACCCTTTGACCTCTGGGGAGACCCATAATCAACTTGTCATAGAATATTCCGTATGACAGAAGCATATCCTCAGTCATTGAACGCATACATTCTTTTCTCCCCGTGGTCAGAACGATGCAGTATCCTTTTCTATTCCACTCATTGAATTTATTGATTACGCCGGGCAATATATGTGTGCCTCTCATTTGCTCTGTCAAGTCCCCATTATGCCTAACAATCGTCCCATCAATATCAATGAATATTGTTTTCATAATAACTCCTTGATTCTTTTCTTAATTTCCTCTTTCGCATTTATGATAGTAGATTGATAATCAAACATTTTGGTGATTTCAGCAAAGCATGGGGAGGAAAAGCAGTAGTGACCACAAGCACGAATTACTCCAACCATGTCGTCTTTGGGATCAAAATTTGGAGGAAACCACTTCTGCCAACGATTAGTTGAAATGCAACATTGAAAAAACTTATCAACCAAATCGGGATTACTTTGAATTTTTCTCAACACACACATTGACTCAATCCCACCCATCTCCGGTGCTACATTCAAGGCATCCAATCCAATAGACCTTCGCAATCGAACATCTTCTGCCGAGAGGTAGTCTCCATTGTGTTCTTTTGAGAGTTTGTTGAATGACTTGCAAACATCCAACATTCTTTTTGCTCTTTCCAAATCAAAAGAACCCGTATTTGTTGCGCCCAGTATTTTAGTTCCAAACTGTACGACCAAGTATCTAACACGGTCAAAGTTCTCTCCAGTTTGATTTCTCACTTCAAGAAAGAAACTTCTGGCATCATCGGGACTCATGGGGAAAATGGCTTCTTCGGTTCCAATTTCAAACTCACAATGACTCGATTGTGAAATTTCATTGATGACTTTGGATGTGTAATCTGCGGAATCTCTGATTGATTTGTGGTATTTGAACGGGTCTATGTGCAATAGATCAAAGTGATTTCCATCATTTACCAACGACTCGACACCATCGTCCGAATAATCGCCTTGCATCGGTCCACCATGGTCTCTTTGGACGAAAATTCTTTGCGAAGCAGATTTGTCTCTCACATACTTAGAGAATGTTTCTGTGTTCCAATTATTTACATATCCAGAGGATTTATCAATTTGTCTTCTTGATGGTATTAGGCCCAAAGGTATTTCGTTTTCGTCAGAAAATTCAATACAAGAGTCAACTATGCACCTGCTCATGGGTCCGACAAATAATTTTGGATATTGATTTTTCATTTCGGAACCCCAACCACTCTTTTCTTTCTGAATATTTGAATGTTTTGCTTTTCGTCATAGTTCATGATAAAATTTTCCTAATTCGCCTAAATCAATACCAAGTCTTAATCTCTCGTCTCGACATACTTTTAATTTTATTTTTTTCGTATGCGTTGATTGCTTTGTTGAGATTGTATCTTCCGAAGTAATACAAGAACTTATCCAGAGGGTGTTCGTGTAGCGGAGACATATTCAACCAAATAATTGCCGTCAGCATATTGATTATTTCGTACTCAACTCCCTCACTAACGCAGAATTCCTGAAGTACAGTTCTACAGTTGTTATGTATTGAAGATACCATGATGTCACACCTAATTTCATCTGAATTTTCATTGATCTCAAACAAGTTTGAGTAGACGGCATGGTGGTCAAATGTAAGATTGTGGTTTAGTTTGGCGATATCGTAATTCATGTCGCCAAATGTGATCGAGCCACCGAAATCCTGCCTCCAATCAAGAAGCGTGAAAGAGTCTTTTGTTTTTAGTATATTTTCAAGGATGAAGTCTCCATGAAACATCGTTGGAAATGGATAGTTAAGTACTGAGAAATCCACCTTTTCTATCAAATTTTTGGCGGACGGAACAACATCTCCGTTTATTGTCTGTTCTTTGTCCTCGATGTATCTGGAGTCTACGAATGTTTGAACTCTTGATATTGTCTTATCTTTATAGAACTTTTTACACTTACTTACATAAGAACCGTCATCATCTACCCTGATCCAGAGATTCCTCTTTGCCCAAGAGAGAAGATTTTTGATTTTTTCTGTGGTTACAAATTTAGAAAGCAACTCCCCATCAGTGTATTCGTAGGCGTAGAAATTTTTTGAACTTGAAATCACTTTGGGTACTATTGTACCCATTTTGCCTGCCCTCAAAACACGATTTTTGCATATCTCATCATCGTGAAAAAACTTTACAACCTTGTCCTTGACGAGAAATATGCTTTCTTCTTCTTTGTCGAGTATTTTAAACGAGTCAGAGACCTCCTCTCTGGCTTTTTTGAGGGAGTCCATATTTCCAATATCCTTCCATTCTGGAAAAATCTTGTAATCAAAGCGACATCCCTGTCGTATCATTTCGTGTATTGCGTCATAGTCAGACGGACACGCCTTCTGAGCCAACATTTTTTCGGATATACTCCAAAATATTTCGTAGTCTTTGATTCCACAGATACCAACATAGTCATTGTCGGATGACTTTTCGCCTTTCTCGTTGATCCTCGAAACGATTCCCCTGTTGGTGTTAAATGTCCTATAGTGTGAACTCCCTCCCGAGGGAAATCCCCCCAACCAATTAGAATCAATCAAATTCGCAACAATTTCCTTACCCACAATACTATCGCAGGCGTGAAAAACGAATGGTTCTTTGAGATGGTCCTTCGCACAGAACATAGAATACAATAAACTACTTCCTTCGCCTTCATATGGGTCAACATTCACATATGAAATATCAACATCTGGGTGTACCATCTTTAGGTACTGTGTAACTTGTTCTCCGTGATGTCCAAGCGTAACTATAAACTTAGTATCACTCGGATAACTTTGTATGATATATGAAATTGCGGGCATCTTTCCAACACGAACCAGAGCCTTGTTGGTATATTTCGTAAGATTTCCGAGTCTCGAACCGATTCCGCTTGTTGTGATTAAGACCTTCATTTTACATTCCTCTGGAATAATCGTCTGACACCCTAACGATATCATCTTCTCCGAAATACTCTCCCATCTGAACCTCAACAAAAATCAAATCCTCTGTTCCAGTATTTTTGATTCTGTGCTTTGCTTCTTTTGGAACAAAAATCACATCGCCTTTGGCTACTTCTCGGTCTTGGTCATCAAGCGTAAGTAAGCCAATTCCCTTCACAACAACCCAAGTTTCGCTTCTTTTGAAATGGTATTGATAACTTGGTCTTTGTGAGGGAGAAATTTTGATGACCTTTACTTGAGTGTTCTCGTCTGAGTAAATCGTTTCATATGAACCCCAAGGCTTGTTTACTTTAGATAATTCAGACATTCGTTTTCTCCTAAAATAATTAAACTCTTTTTATAAAATATTTCACGGGATATCTAACTATTCTAAGTCCCATTTGGTCAACATGATACTTCAACATAACTTCTGGAAAAAGTGTTGGATTTGAACGAAAATATTCCTGAAGTTTCGAGTATAGTGATACAAACTTTACAAATGTGTTTGGTTTGGCAATTCCAAACCAATCATGCAATGCAATGTCTGGAGAACACTCGGGGTCACCTCCATTCGGACCCTCAGGGATGTAAACCACGCCCTCTTGAATTGTTTCATGTTCAAGACAAACAAAAGGATCAGTTTCAAAAACGATATCTGACCTTGTTCTACACATAATATCGAATGTATCATGTTTTGTGGCAAGTTCACAAGCCTTGTACTGCCCTCGCCACATACTTAAAACTCTGTGCCGAGTGACATCGGTTGGGCCTATACCCCTACACACATCTACGACATCCTCAGTATTTTCCTCTATCAAACACTGATTAGGTTGAATCTTTTTGATTGCTTCTTGGTTTGAATATACAAGTGGATAAAATTGACCTAATTTATGGTCAAAAAACCTGAAAACTCTTTGTGTTTCTTGTTGCTTCCAAGTGTGTAAAAATACTTTGGCCGAGCGAGAGTTTGATTTTAAGTACGGGGCAAATGTGTCCCACGAATCAATCGCTCTCATCTGACCACTGACGCACACCCCAATATTCACATTCATAAACAAAAATCTCCCAATTATTATAAATTTCCCTTTATTTGTTGTCACACTTTATTTATGTTGTCTCGATACCACTTCTCCGCAGGATAGTATTGTGGTGTCTCCGAACCAACTCTCATTTGTGCAGGACGACCATATAGACCATCGTGTGTAGGTCGGCTCGGGTCTGGCGTGGAGGGGAACTCATAAATCTTATCCAAGATTAGATTCCTATTGAAAGCGGAGTATTTTCCACCCCCCTCGTTATGCTTCACCATGTTTTCCGCATTGGTTGATGCCATGTCGATGTAGTTGTGAATCTTGTTCGTCATGTAGCACTTGAGTGGTCTCTTCTTTGCTACCTCCCACCTCCAAAGCCAATCACCGTCTTCCTCTCCGAATCCCAGAAGTCTCTCATCGAAGTATCCGACATCGAACAAGTCTTTTCTGGAAACGCTGAAGTGAGAGAAACTATAGTTGATTCTGAAGGATTCATCACCTCCGTTTTGTCGAGTGGTTCTCAACATGGATTCGTAGTCATCAAAGAATCCCTGTCCTAATGCAACATCATCGTTGAGATTGAGGATGTAGTCCGTGTTGGTGAAATTGAAGCAGGTGTTCCACATGAAAGAACAGCCACGAACAATCGGAGACATGATAAGATAGGTTCGGGGGCAATACGAACAGAATCTCATTATCTCTTTTCTGTACTCTTGGTCAAAGTCCTTTTTGTGTTGCCCGTTCACAAAGATAACCTTGTCGATGTCTGGTCGCATCGAGCAGACAGTATTCATGAGTGGCTTGAAGTACTTGTCCAAGCGGTACACGAAAGTTGATATTGCTATTGAATATGACGGTGTGTGGTTCATAATTAAAGTCTCTCCAATCCACTTACCTGAAACTGAATCATATTGAGTCCCGACAGTATAAGCCAACAGCCATAGTATCTTTCCATGAGTCCTCCAGCGAGGCGATGCTTTCTTTGTGGGTCAAACTGATCCAGATTGTTTCTGGTAGAAGACCAAACGCAGAACTCCATCATCTTCATGAAATTCTTTACTGACATCACAAACGATGAACACAATGCTATTTTAGGCGAAGACACAAAATCCGCATACTTGCGATTTGTTCCATAGAATCGGTTGTAGTCTGCTATCATCGGAAAATAACAGAGAGGGTCACCTTGCAACTTTTGGGGATTACTAAAATCCATTGCAATGTGATTTCTGTGTATTTCCTCCCCCATGTCTATTGGCGACATGGACACATAATTGCTATCATCAAGCGTAACGCTGTCCAAGAAAGATATCAAATCGACTCCACTCTTTGAACTGGTAGTATGGTCGTATTGAGTGAACCCGACAAATTCGCTGTCACCAAGATAACTCGGATTGGCTTTGACTGTTTCGTATAGAGATATTAAGAACTCCGATTCAGCCCAATGCTTGCCCTTGTTCACAAATACGGGCATCGTTCTTGAGTCAGTGACTCTCCCTTTTATCAAGTCTGACTCGATGAACATTGTCTGTTCACCAACCTTGGCGAAGGTGTAACGATCTTCTTTACCAAGATACTGGTTTTCGTGAAGTTTAGAGTGAAACACTACGAATAATTTAGATTTCATCAAAGCACCACTGGTTTATTCGGGTTGTTTGCGATCAAAGGCGCAGAGGTGGCGGTTGCCGACCACCTGTAGACATGAAGCATCTTGTTTATCTTGTGTTGCGTCTTGGCAATCTTCACAACATTCTCAACAAACATCGTATCCTCTCCTGAGAAAGAATCCCCAAACGGGCATTGCTGTGCGAGTTCAGTTCTCCAAGCGCACCAATGCCACGGAGGTCTTTTGCACGGAATGAAGTTCCCTTGCGGGTCTCTTGGTCTTGGGGGCAACTGGTCGAACGGAGAGCATGGGTGCTTAATATCTGATGTCACAAGAAAAGACACGCCATTGATGATTGCCTCTTGGTCGTAAGCGATGACATCGACACCATCGTTCTCTTCGATTGCCTTGCAGACTTCTTTCACGAAGTCAGAAGTCACATCATCGTCATCGTCAATGATAACGCAATACTTTCCTCTGGCAATCTTATGAAGAAGTTGTCGTTTCCTTCCGATTGTCATGGACTTATTATCAAGAACTGAAATGATTTCGACATCCTTTCTGTCTCCCACCTGAGCCATGAGACGAGAGAAAAGCGGTTCGAGATTCATTCGGATTCTGGACGGAATAGATGGTATTGCAATTGTGAGGATAATTTCTTTGTTCATCGTTTCACCTGATTGTTATGGGTTTCCTCGAAAGTCTTACGGCACTTGTATTCATACAGCGTTCCCTCAATCCACTCCTCACGCTTGAGCATGGGGCGGATGTGGTGGGAGAAGTATCGGTCTTCTCCGCTGTTCCACGGCGGGAACCCCACCTTGACGGCGAGGTCACGGCGGACGGCGTTGAGGTGGTTCGGGGGACGATAGTACACCTTGCCTTCGTGGTCGTCAACCCATTTGTCATATCGCAAGGAATGGATGAAGGGGCGACTATAGCCGTCCGAGAAAGTGATGCGGCCTGTGAGAGAGGTGCAGTCGGGGTTGCTCTCCAGAGCCTTCAGGATGCGACTGACATAATCGGTTGGGACCATATCATCATCGTCCACGAAGGCCACATACTCGCCCTGAGACTGAGACAAAAGCATATTACGCTTCTGTCCGATGGACATCTGTCCGCTGTCACTCAGGGTGACAACCTGAACCTCATCCGTCTTCTGTGCATCGAGGGCGGCAAGAAGTTGCGCCAATGCTTCACGCCTGTTGTCCAATGTTGGAATAAGAATCGAAAGTCTATACCGTGGTCGTGCTTGGTTGCTCATTATTAACACTCTCTTTCGCTTTCAGACCGAAGTTCATTGCGAGTCTTCGCTCAAACACAGCCTTGTCATGGCTGTACATATCTTGCGATTCGTTTCGTTCGTGGACAGCATCTCGTTTGATTTGCTGTGGTTGAATCTGACCCTGCATTGCAAGGACATAAGGTATGCCCACCCACTGATGCTGAATGATGCACCTGTCTATGTAGACTGCCTTGTTCAACTCACGGGCAACTCGGGTGAACTCGTCATCGCAGAAAACGCTCTTGTACTCTGGGTTGTAGAGGTATCCGAATCGGTCGAAGTACTTTACCCCAAGTATGCTCAGGGTGATGAGTTTGTCCTTGCCGGAGAAACCATCATTGTAGTGAAGCACCCCATCCATGTCGGGATAATACTTCGCCATGTCCTTGCAGATGATGTCATCGTAGCCCGACACGATGGGAATCATATCGTCTGAAGCAAGCATAATGACATGAGGATTAAGGCGGCGAACCATATCAAGGTTGGCGTTACAGGCTTCAATCTTGCCCTTTGATGAACCGTAAGCGAAGTGAACACGGTCTTCCATTCTGGCACGAAGGCGTGACAGATGGGAAATAATATTCTGATTGTTCATCGTTGGGTCATCGTGGTCCATCGAGATGACATAGTGTACATCTCGCATACCAGAGGCGAAGTTGATATAACGATTCAACACATCGACAAACTTGTCGGGTCGGCCCCGTGTGGGGAACTTCACTACGAGTCTCATTCATTACCTTCCTTATCACGATCAAAGAACTGGATGCGATCATTACCGCTGTAGTCGATGGCGTAGTCCTTGGCTTGCTTGAAGAGTTGCGGGTCTACATTGTAAACATAGTCCATAAAGTTCTTCATAAAGGTTGTGTAGGCTTTCTGGAGAGCCTCCTGCTGTTCTTCACTCAGAGGCTCCTCGTTGTCGTCCAGAATGTACCAGTCATCATTCTTCATCGAGAACTTCTCCCGTTTCTTCATCGACCTTCAGGTCATCACCTTGGCCATACTTGAACTCAGCCTTGGCGACCTCCTCCAGAGAGGCAATCACCTCGGGTGTGAAGTATTTATCGGGGTTCTTATTGATGTGGCTCTCGAACGCCGCCGTTCCGTTGGGGAACTGAATCTTGTTCGAAGCCTTCTTCAACACACCATGCTTGAGACCGAGTTCAACGAGGCCGTAGTAGCGGTCGAGACCCGTGTCGAAGTTGAGCAGAACCTCAACCGACTGGTTCTCCTTGGTGAGACGGCTCTTGTAGGTCTTACAGGTGATGATGTTGCCCGCCACCTCATCACCCAACTTGAACTTCTTCTTGGAGAGGTAGACGATGGTGGAAGCGGCATACTTCAGACCCGAACCGCCACCCATTTCCTTCGTAGGAACATACGCACCCACGACATCGTAGGTGTGGTTGGTCACGATGAGAGGCACATTGAACCGACCCAACTTGAGGGTGACCGTGCGGAAGGTTCCCTTGATGACCTGTGAGCGGGTCATGTCTCGGGTCTCCTTGCCCTCCATGCTGTCGTTCATTTCCTTACTGGTCGAAAGCATACCGAGCGAGTCGAGGATGACCATGATTCGCTTCTTGTCCTTCTTCTCGGACTTCTCATAGTTGTCGAGAATCTGGAGCAACTGGTGTCGGAACTGCTCGACCGTAGCGATGGGGAACACGGCGACTCGGGCGGGGTCAAGGCCACGGGTCTTAATCATCTCGCTCGTCACGGCTTGTTCCGAGTCGAAATAGAGGATGGCTCCGTCAGGGTTGTCCCGAAGGAACTGACTGGCGATGCCAAGTGCGAAGTAAGTCTTGCCCGTAGCCGACTCACCTGCGATGCCAAGCACCTTGTTGTCGGCGATTCCGCCGTTGAGCGTGCCTGAGACAAGGGCGTTGAAGGCATAGGAACCCGTGTCAACGAAGCCCGTAATGTCGGCCTCTGTGCCATCCACGGCCAAGCGTGCGTATTCGTTTCCGCTGTTCTTAATCAACGACTTCAGAAAACTCATGATAAAGACTCCTTATTTGGGACAAGTTTACGACAAAGCGGACGGCTTGTCAAACGAATCTTTGCCTTGTTTACAAACATCAGCGAAGGTCTGATACTGAACATTGCCCACACCCCGAATCGCTTCCAATATGGTTACGAACTCTTCGGGCGTAAGGTAGGCGTTAGCGGATGCCCTCGACCCCTCGCTCTTACGACCGTCAGAGGGGCGGATGTCGTGAATGACTATGCTGATGCCATACCCTGCCTTGAGACGCTCCGTAATGCCTCTAATGGCTCCTACGAGGTCGCCAGAGCGAACCTTATGCTCAATGCTCAGTTCGCTTCCTGTGAATCGGTCGGGTTCGAAATACATTCGGGAGGGGGTGTAGTAGTGGCTTTCGTTTCCGGGTCTGACATAGCAGAAGAGTTTGGAGACGGCATCGTAGAGTTGCTCGTCAAAACTTGAGTATGGAAAGGCGAAGTGTGTTGGCGAAAACCCTTGTGAGGCCATGGCTTCCATGGCGGGGAGAACCTCTTCATCAATGTAAGCCTCGATTCCGTATCGCTTGGAGTATTCCAAAGCATCAATATGATTCAGACCATGGCAACCGATGACATGGCCGTCCGCTCGAAGTGCCGCAAGATTATCAAGGTCGTCTTCATCAAGCGTGTCGAAGGAGTCCACATAGAACACTGCCTTGACTCTATACTTGAGGAAGAAACCCCTCATGATAGAGATGGAGCCAATCGCATGGTCATCGAACGAAAGGTGAACATGGGGGTAGGTGACCTGCTCTCCAACATGGGACTTGAATGTTTCCATATGCCGTATTTAGGGTGAGGGGTCAGACGAAGAGGTCTTCTAAACTGGCTGTGTCGAACAACTTCCACCCGATAGTCTCGGTGATGTTTTGTAGGGGTTCCACGAAAGCCTTCTCGAACTGAGTGTCGTAGTCGATGTGGGCATGAAGCCCGAACTCAGGCGGGAGGCTGTTGGGGAAGGCGATGACCTTATCCTGTATGGGATTGGGCGTGATAAGGTAGACGAACTTAATCTTCTCGGAGTCACGAACGGGCTGATACTTGCGGAGCAGGCCCTTCTTGGTGATCCAGTGGTTGTAGAGAAGCGATCCCTTGACGGCGATGGGTGTGGCCTTCTTGTAGATGGAACTGCGGTCGGCATATTCGTCAAGGCTATTACACGAACGGGGGAACGCCACCTTCTCCACGGGGAGGGTCTTGAACTCCTCGAAGAACTTGGTCACGAACGATTGAATCTTGGCCTCACTGCCCGTCATCACGATGTAGATGGCTTCCTTGAGCCTGTCCCGAACGATGGAGGGTGTGGACGAGCGAGCGGTCTCGATGCCCGTAATCTTGAGTTCGGGCGACTCCATATACACATTGTCTTCGCCCAGAACGACCGTGAGCATATATCGCTTCTTGGCCGTCCAGATGCCCTTCAGAGCGATTGCTTCACGCTTCATGGACATTCGGTTGGCATAGGCGTTCATACGCTTGGAGAGGTCGTCATACCGCTTGTTGATGAAGGGGTTGAGAGCCTCACGACAGAACTTGTCGATGAAGTCGGTGGTCTTCTTTCTGTCCTTGTTAGGGATGACCTTGTTCACCAAGTCGGAGAGACGGAGGTAAACGGAGTCGGTGTCGGAGGCGATAACATAGTCAACTCCCTGAGTGGCACACGCCTTGTTCAGATACTCGTTGAGGTTCTTCTCAATCCACCGAATCGACAACTGCCCAGAGGTCGTGATGGCTTCGGCCATGTTCAGGTTGTAGTAGCGGAAGTATTCGTTGCCCAACGCACCATACGCCGAGTTCAACTGAACCTTACGAACCAACTGGAAGTTTCCATACTTGGAGATTTCCTTCTTGAGTTCGTCCTTCTTGTCGGGGAGGACATCCTCACCAAGGTTCTTGAGCATGGCCTTGGCCGAGAGCATCTTCTTCTTGAACTCCTTACGCTCGGCATACATCTTGTCCATGAGTTCAGGGAGGAACCCACGAATATCCTTGCGATACATGGTTCCGTTTCCTGCGATTACAAAATCAAGAACATCACACGCTTCTTTGATTCTCGGGTCGAGTTCCCCGTTAAGAAATCTATCCGGTGTGTAGTTCTCAATTTTCCCATTACGCATCACACTTAGAAGAAATTTCGCCGCTTCTTTTTTGGTCATGTTCTTTTGCCTTTGCTTTGGTGCTACATCGTATGGAGCAATACTTTCGAGATTCTACTGACTTTGGTGTGGTAAAGTCAACACCGCACTCCTGACACTTCCATTTGTTTCTTTCTGGATATCGGATGTTCTTTGGCTTTTTGATTTGTAGTTCTTTTAGTCTAAGTTTTACCAAAACAACACTGACACCATTCTCCTCGGCAATCATTTCTCTTGTTTTGCCACAAACGATGTAATCATGCCACAACTCTTGATATGTCGGGTCGTATTTTCGATTTGCTTTACACCAGATACGAAAATGCTCCTTTGCTTCTTCTGACCACGGCTTAGCGATACCAATTGGCGTTCCTCCCTTGGTCGCAGAGATATTAAAAAGTTTTCCACCGTCAACAAATCTCCTGCCGTATTCCTCTATGAGTTTGTGTTCTATCTCATATGCTTTCTCTTCCGATAAGTTCTCGTATACTCTTTTGACCGTGGGGGGAGTTCCTTTTTCGCAAAGAGAATTTATCTTATGGTAAAGAAATGGATTCGTCGTGTCCTGTGGGTTTTTCAACTTATGTGGCTTCATGTGGGAATGGTCTCTGTATCCGTGTCCCTTCCCGACATAGAAAGGTTCATTCGTATTTGGGTCAATCAAGAGATAGACATAAGCAGAATTCTTGGGATGGTCATTTTTCATGCGAGTATCCTTAGATGCGGGCATACTACCCTATCCGCATCTATTTATACTCTTAGTCGTTTTGGTCGATGATGTGTCTCAATTCTCTTTCAGCAATTCTTGTGCTGGGACAAATGTTTAGACCCGAAAATGTCATCGGATACATCGAATCCAAGTCGAACGATGCTACCCACTCATGCTGACCTACCTGCGGCTCTTTGACATATGCCCCCGAATACTGACCATCTTTGGTTTCCGTGATTTTAGGCGGTATTACTATTTTTCTTTTTCGCAACTCGTTATACAGAATGGCATCCCACATTCTGGTTTGGGCGAAAACATCGCCGAAGTTTGCCATGGCTGAGTAGGCAAGACCGAGAGCCAGTTCGATGAGGCGAAGTTTATTCTCCAACTCCACCACGATGTCCACATCTCGAACATTGTATTCCATGAACTTCTGGAAGTTCTTGCGGTAGAAGTCGGTGATGGTTCCGTAGTCTTCGTAGGAGACCTTGCCCTCGCCCAACTCCACCGAGGCGATGTATTCCAACTTGTAGGACTCTCGCTTGGTGAAGGTGAACTTGTCGTAGAGGTCGTAGTAGTCGAGCGTGGTGATGCCATCGAACTCGAAGAACTCTTTCTTCCGACCACCGACATAAATCTCACGGGGGCGAACCTTACCCCATGGAGACATTTGGTTTGCCTCCTTCTCTCCCAAGACCGACATGATGCGGTTGTAAAGGTAGGGGAGGTCGAAGAAGCGAACATTCCAACCCGTGATGATGTCGGGGTCGCACTTCTTCCAATGGTCGATGAAGTCGGCAAGGAGTTTGGCCTCGTCCTCGTAGCACTTACAGGTCACGCCCTCGATGCTGAACTCGCCGAGACCGAACGCCACGGTTCCGCCGTTGGACATACGGATGGTGATGCCGTTGACTCTCTCCACGGGGGAGGAAGGAGAAGCGAACCCGTTCTCACTCTCCACTTCGATGTCGAGATACATCGTGCGAATGAGCGATGGGTCGTAGTCCACTTCCCCTTCGTAGTTCTTGGAGATGAACTGGTAGCACGGGTCAATATCTCCGTAGACGGTGAAACCATCAACGGACTTGTATTGGTCGATGAACTTGCCCGCTTCGTAGCCGCTCTCGAAGTCCACCTCGTCCACCACCTTGCCGTCAATCGTTCTCCACGGAGAGTCGGTCTTCCGCTTGGTGGGGACATACAGGCACGGGCGAAAGGGAACCTTCTCATGGATACGGGTTCCGTCCTTCGTCCAACCACGGTGAAACAGGTTGGCCCCACGGCCAGAGACATTAGTATAGAAACTCACTCAAATACTCCACAGAAAGACTCATAACGATGTTCGGGAATTTCCCAACATGAGGAACCCTCAAACAATTCATTTTTTTGAAAAGGAACTTTGTAAACTATTCCTTGATTCGTATTTGCATACAGTTCGCCGAGTTCGATCATACAGTATGTTCCATAGTTTAATCTCACCGAAAATACATACGACTTACTTTCCCACATTTTCGCCGCTTGATTCACTTTAGATTTTTTGATGTGAGATGGTCCTTCGTGCGTCCCACATTGAACATCCACAAAAATTTTACCACTGTCATCCACTAAGTCAGCGTCAGAACTTCGCTTAAATGTCTCTATTTTTGACAAATCATCTTTACCATTTCGTTTCAGACCACCCAACCCCAAACGATAGCAAATTGAGGGAACAAAAACTTTCTCACAAATGTATCCTTGCATCCAACTATAATACACATCTTCTATCGCTCTTCCGTTGTTTTTCATTCTGGGAAGTATGCCGTTATCCTTTATCTGTTGATAAGCAAACTCAACATCTTTTTTTATGTTACCCAAGTAGCGATGCTGAATGGTGTTGTTGATTGATTGAAAAATTTGCACAAGTCTTTCGTTTCGCTTCTCAATCAGTTCCCAATTTGGATAAATTATGTCCTTAGCAGTAAGCCACATTTTGATAGTCTTTTGGTTTTTGAATCCCAATGACTTGGCGTAGTGGTTACTCACTCAAAAACTCCTTGGAGGGATGCTTCTTCCTCATTGAAGTTAATGTATGCGACCCACTCAGTTCTGTCAATAGTCCCGCCTTTACGCATATTCGGAACCTTCACCGTCTTGACTAATTTCCAATCGTATTCGGGAAACACTTCCTTGGCGTTGCTTCCATAAGTAAAGATGACAGGACACTCTACCTTCGCAAGGAAATCTTTCGTGTGTTGAGGGTTGTAGTTCGTCTCGATGCTCGTCCCCGCCCCACCTTTCTCGACATAGTTTCCTGTAGTTCCAACATAGGGTGGGTCAACGAAAAGTAAGTCCCCCTCCTCAACCTTATGTGTTTCACCCCTACCGTGAATCACTTCGATATCACGAAGGCGAGGAAGACATTTGATGGTCTCTTCTATCGGCAGACTGTGTTGTGGGTATACCTTCCACGAACTCAACTGACCAACGACAACGGAGCAAGCGTTGACCCTAACATAAGTTTGCCTTCCAAGGTCAAGAGCCATATCTCGAACATCGGGCTTGGTGATCTTGGTCTTCCAACTTTCGACCAATGAGTTGAGGTCTTGAAGGTCTTTCGGACTCGCCTGTTTGAGCCACTTCCACATAGCACAGAGTTCTGAATTAATCTCATACCCAACAGCGGGGAGTGATGAGTTCAGAGAGAAGGCTCCAGAACCAAGGTAGGGTTCCACGATTCGTTTTACTCCGAGCGGAGTCGAACGATACAGGCTCAATAATTTTGATTTATTTCCCGAATAACGAAAGAGTCTCACCTTACTTCTCCTCACGGTCAACAGCGGCAATCCAATCTTGGTGAATGAGGTCGTAATTCTCGAAGCCCTTGCCGTGACCCTTGGTGATGTCCCACAGCACCTTATCGCCGACCTTGATGTCCTCGGTGAGTTCGTCACCCACCAACTTCACCACACTCCACATATACTTACTTGTGAGTTTCTCGGTGTAGATGATGCCATGCTCGGTCTTCTTCTCCTTGCCAAGTCCCTCAGTCTGAACAGCAATCCATTTCTTAATCGGTCGAATCTTCATTACAAACTCCTTCCCCAATATATTCATGCGAGTAACACACCCGCATAGCGTGTCGTGTAAGATTTTCATTCTTGCCCATACCGGGTCTGGCTTTCGGACTCGGTAGGTGAATCTGCCCTTCAATCAAGTAATCCTTACGGAGGATGCCGTTCTTGCTTGTGCCTCTCCACAGGGGTGAACGGTTGCGATACTCGCCCATGCGTGGGTGCGATGTCTTGCTGAAGTAGCGACACCCCGACTGGATGAACATCTCGCCAATCGTGTCGCTGATGCGAACGCCGATGCCCAGCCCTTGAAACTCAGGAAGCACAACCGTGCGATGCTCTCTCCATGCGTTCTTCAGGGTTCCTGATGGAAGGGCAATAGCGGAAGAGAATCCGACTGGGACTCCTCTCCATGTCGTAATCCAACACCTCGCACTTCGATTGATGTCGTAGTTGAGATAGTGGTGGTGGCGGAACATTGACCACGCTTCGACCCCACAAGGAATCGTCTCCAAGATGATTTCTGGTCGCCGATGCGACCCCCTTCCAACGAGCGTGTTGGTGTTCGTGTCGAAGACCCAATCGGGTCGGAGCCACTCGATGATGTCGTAGTGGCAGGAGGCGAAGACGAGATTGCGTAAGCCTTTCGCATCTACATAGCGGCGGACGGCGTTCGAGCAAGATGCGGCGACATTGCGGTCAACCACGGAAGTGAACTCATCGAACACGGCTCCATCCTTGAGTCGGCGAGCCATATCAGCACGGAACTTCTCGCCCGTTGATAAGACGGAGTAGGGGCGCATCCACGATGGAATGGAGTTGAAGCCGACAGCCCCGAGTCTTTCTCTTGCGTCATCGGCTGATGCGAAGTGTGAACACACCGCTTTGTTGTCGTGCCAAGCCACGGGTTCCTCGACACCGAAACGGCGAAGGAGGGTGGACTTGCCCGAACCAGACGGGCCAACGATTAAGCCTATGGAGTATGTCTCTGGCACATCGCCCATGTCGGGCGTGGTGAAGACGCTCTTGCCTTGGAACTCATAGTCAAAGGTGGTCGAGAGTTCTTTGACTATCTCGTCCACCTCAACTTGACAGGATACTTCGACTGGTTTCTCAAACATTCTGGAGTCTCTTCTGAATCTTGTTCCAATAGGCAGTGGTCTCGTTCCAAGCCTTAGTTCCCTTGCGCTTCAGGATGCCACACCCACCGTTGTGAAGGCGGGCAAGTTGCTCTTGAGTCGCACCCTTGGGAGCGTATCGGGTCATGTAGGCGATGACCACTCGCCGAGCATAGTCTCGGTCGTAGCAGTCTTCATACGAACCGCCGAGAGTCTTGTCAAATTCAACGGCATCTTTCCAGTATGCCTTGTGGATTTGAAATGGGCCGATGGCCTTTCCGCCATCACCCACAGCATCATCGTTGCCACTACTTTCAACCATTCTCACCGCTTCGAGGAAGTCATCCGTGAGAGCGGAGGGTCGTTGCTTCTGTCCGTAAGCATTGACGGCTAAGACAAGAGAGAAGACGATAACGGCGAACTTGTTCAAGCGTTCTCCTTTTTCGACTGGACATACGACTGGAAGAGGACAGCATAGTTGATGATGTCCACGATGGTGTCTTCGAGCGACTCATCCTTGACTTCGAACACGCCCGACTCCACGAAGGAGGACAGGCGGCTCATCTTGTCGGTCATGCGGACGAGGAAGCCCTGTTCGGTCGAGCAGATGCCCATAGCCTCACAGCGGGTGAAGTTGGCGAAGGGTTCGTTGCCCTTCTTGCCCGCATAATCGGAGTTCTTCCGCTTCATGAGTTCACGGGCTTTGAGGCAGAGGGCTTCGTGGTTCTTGAGGAGTTCAGTGCGATCCATTACAATCCTTTCATCGACAAAGTTGGTCTCAGGCTTTAGGAGTTTAGCCCAGATTCCGTGAAATGTCAAGTGTGATGGAAACTGGTTAGGGTTCACCTAACGGTTTACGACTCTTTCCCTTTAGGGAGGTGGCGGAACGGGCAGGAGTTGTATCGAGTCTGATGCTCCTCGAACTTAGACCCGTCCTTATGTTCGCCCTTGAAGTAGGTGCGTTCCCAATCCTTACCCGTGACCTCGGGGTCATTGGGGTCGGCAAGTCTCTTATTGAAGGTTGTTCTTGAATTTTCCCACTTGTTATACTCATTCATGACAGCGAGATTATTGGAGACATCATCTGTGAGCGCAATAAACTTTTCGGGGTATCCCCTTGGGTAGGGAAAGAACTGACAAATTACATCTCCTGCTTTGAATTCAATCGGCCTATTTACCGCAGTGACCTTCCAATTCATCGTAAAGGTAAATGGTAACCAATCAGTTTCAACTATTCCGGATAAGGGCGTGATTCCATCCTTGGGTTCGTTGATAGGTCCAGTAACAAATAGATTGTGACCCCTATTGGTTCGGAATATCCACGGGATAGAGAATGTTAGTATGCCAGAACCAAAATGAGATTGGACGGCGTGTCTTTGACCTGATAATTTTTGATTGTCTTTTTCGAAAAAGCCCAGACTCATGTCACTCGTATTGACCCCACCGTTCCAATAAGCAACAAATGAAAAATTAACTGACACTTGCCACCCTATGGAATTTCCCATGATTAGTGGTAAGCACCTATATGCGAACTTATTTGGGGTATCGTCCATCCAAGACCTGTTCGGCTTGGATTGTGATAAGGTAAAGGCGTTTGTCCATTTGTTAAAGGGGAACTCATACCCCACTATGAACGGCTTGTCATCGTTTTCATAATCAAAAGGTTTCTCTTCACTCATAATTCACCCTTTACCAGTTGACCCGAATCCCCCAGTTCTATTTGTTTTCTTTTGTGGTTTGATGGTCGGGGAGAACAGCCCCCGAATGATGGGAACCATTTCGCCCTGACAAATTCTGTCACCGTGATTGACTCGAATGGGGGTCGTTTCGTTCGTATTAGTTACCGCTACGAACACTTGGTCGGTGTAGTCCCAGTCGATGACCCCCTCCCCATTGGAAAGCGTCAGGCCGCCTTTAAACGCAAGCCCTGACCTCATATGAAGTCGCATCGACCAACCTTCGGGGATGTCAAAAATGAGTTGGGTGGGGATTAGCACCCTTTCTTTTGGTGGAATGAGAATATGTACGGTGTCCTCGGTCGTCTGGGAAACAGCCATAAGATTGTTTTCGTAGCCAGTCTTTCCACTGACCGCCCGAACGAGTCTTTGCCCCGCAGGGAAGCAGGCTCGAAGGTCGAAACAGGCCGAACCCTCCGTTGCGTAAACAGGGTCGAACGCTTCAGGGTGAAGTTTATGCACCCCCACACAAACGCCATTGATGTCCATCGTTGCTCCTTGGGTTGTTGATGTATCGCTCATGGCGAACATCATACCACATCAGGCTTCGGTGTCAACGGTTTTCTGCTTGGAACCAATCGTGTACTTGGGGATGAGTTGCCAATCCTTCTTTTCGGAGTAGGGAAGGATTTTCATGTGGCTGATGGGACACACGGGGTCGGCAGTCGTAGCCTTGTTCACAATCTTAATCAAGCCCCACTCTTCGAGCAGGTTCGAGATGGTGTTTCGCCGTGCCTTGTCCGAGTCAGGGAACGAGGACGATAGGCCATCGAGGGCGAAGAGTTCCTTGAAGTGAACGATGTAATACTTACCCTTCTTGTGAAGGATGTGGCAGGACTGGTAAAGTTTCTTTTCGGTGCGAGACGAGACTCCGATGCGGGTCAGGGTCTCACGAACCTTCAGGAAATCTTGAGGGTCATTCAGGGTCACCTCAACAAAAGAATCAACAAGAGACATAGCATACTCCCATTCAATAGAATAAGAGTATTTAGACTTTCGTCATCCTCCGTAGCCCTTGCGGAGTTCCTCCAAGACTTGCTTGGGGAGCATCGTAAGGTATTCGGCGGCCTTGCGGGGGCTGACTTGGTAGACCTTTGAGATGAGGGGGATGAGTTCGTCATCTTCCCGCTTCATCCACTTGTCATATCGCTTGCGCTTGCGGACAGACCCGAAAAGATAGTCATACTGGAGTTTTTTATCCGTATTGGGATATTGATTAATGGCATTGGCATAGAGGGCAGTGTCTTGGGAGAAGGACAAGGCACGGTTGACGAGGAAGGGCAG